CAAATCCTGAATTTCAGTAATAATTTCAGCGATTGGAAACTCTCCGAATGTATCTAGCCAAGTTAATGGATCCGGAACTTCTTTATTTGCTGTTTTAGCAAATGCCCATACCAAGTTATAAATAACTTCGAAATCTAATTTGCTTAAATCGACTTGTGAAAGGTCAATGTTATTTTGACCGCCATCAGTTGAAATGTATGAAGACAGCACTCCTAAACTAAGGATATCCGCAAACATATCGCGTCTAAATTGCGCTTTATAGCGAATAGCCGTGCCAGCGGTACTTTTTAAAAGCACGTCTTTCTTATCGATTGTGATTGTCTTTTCCATTTAGTTACGCCCCCACGACTTTCTCATATACTTTTGTATACCATGCATCATAAATACCTGCTGGTGTCGTTGTCTTTGTAGAAGTTTTAACTTTAAGTGTTTCAGGATGCTGCGATGCAACGAATTTCAATTCAGTTGTATTAGGCTCCGTTTTATCACTCTTTGTAGAAGAACCAAAACCAGGACGAGAAACTGATACATTATAAAGTACGTGGCGTGTTGATTTTACGTCTCCATCAAATTCAAACATAAGGGCTATTCTTTTAATCTTTGCATTTGAAACTTCTGTAAGAACTTGATCCTCTTCATCCAAAATCTCCCCTAGCACTTCAGTTCGGAATGCTTCAGTAACATTAGCAATATTTAATGTTCCTTCGTACCCTTGATTGCTTGATTCAGTGTAGTAGTTACTATCATCAGCCCAGAAGTCTGATTGTTCACCTTTTGGGTCTAACTTCATTTCAACTGCACCAGGCAATTTACCTGGTGTTCCGTATGTGATCTTTCCTGTTGCATCTTCAGTAATTACGCTATAATGTACTTTCTTTAGACCAAAACTCACTTTATTTTCTGGCATTTATATCAACCTCGTTTCGTATATTTTTTGATACATTTTTTCAGATTCAATAACCCCTTCAATTGGCGAATCATAAGGGATTTCGAATTCATCTAGAATCTGTTCAAGCTTTGCTTCCGTAACTAAATCTTTTTTAGTTGTGTAAAGCTCTATATTTAAATCGCTTATCTTGTGGTATACCTTGTTGTCAGCCATTAAATTAGCTGAACCGTCCGCAATAAAGCAAATATATGGCAGCTTCGGAACTGGTTTGCCTGGTAACGCCGTGAAATGCGAATAAGCCACAGGTAAACCTGTAGCGTCAAGGATTTTCTTAATTTCGATTAAGTTCATTGTTGAATCGCCCTTTCAACCCGCTCTGAAAATTCATTTACTGCTTTTTCTTCAGCTGGAGCAATATGGACTATAGCTGGCACACGGCCGCCATTAACTTTGGCGTGTCCCTTCTCTAATAGGTGTGTAAGCTGGGGCTTTAACGCATTATGAACAACAAATCCATTACCTTCCTTTTTCTTGCGCCACCCTTTTGCATATTTACGGCCACCTTGGCTTTCACTTTTAGGACTCTTTTGTTTTTAATTCATCTACAAGGTTGTTAGCAACTGCTTCTTTTTCAACTTCTAACTTTTCCTCTACTTCTTTTCCATACCTTTGTAGTTCTCTAGCAATATCATCCGCTAGACTATCGATACTAGCCACCAACCTTCACCTCACAGTAGAGTTCTATTCTTTCATCATCTCTTTCATATGTGCGGTAAATGCTGTATGTCTTGTTGTTATACTTTATTTTTTGTTCTTCTTGATAATCTAATGAATAAACAATTAATACACATTCTGGTTTAAAACCATTTTGACCAGCTTGAAAGAATTCATTTTGCGAAATACTCTTCTTCTCACAAAATACTTGTCTTGTGAACCCTTCAATAACTTCTACTTGTCCCAAATCATCTGTAGTAGTAGTTGAAACTGGAAAGAATAAAATATTATTCATTTGTAATCACCCGCTAAAGTGAGATGATTCTTAAGGATGTTATACGATAAATGAAATCGTTCTGCTTCCTTAGCATCAGCAATAAAATTAGCTTTTGCATACATAATTATTGCTCGTTTAATTAATGGATCTGTATCGTCATTTGATTTAAAACCAGAAACGCCTGATAATTTCAAATCAGTTCGGGCCGCTTCAATTAAATCATCAATTTCGTCATCTAAAGCATTATGCGAAACGCGCAATGCCTTTTTTACCACTTCAAGCATCATATTATTCACCAACTGGTTCGAGTTCTTCTAACGCTTTAAGTGCTGCTTCTTTTCCTTTAACCTTTTCCCCATTAGGAAGTTCATAATATCCTCCACCTACATGGACAATTTCAGGCACAACAGGTTTATAATCACCAATTGGTTCAATTTCTAGGAATCCTTCTTTTTGCAAGAATTCTACTCTTTCTTGATCATCTGTTTTATATGACTCTCCAACACTATAATGCACATAGGAGAACTTATCACGGAATGCTGTAATTACTTTAAATTCCTGCATTTTCTTTTCAGACATAAAAATACCTCCTTATTTCAAATGAAAAAGCGGCTATTAAACAGTAGCCGCTTTTTTGACACGTAAGAATCCATTTTTAGAAATTACGTTACCGCCAGCAAAAACTGAACCTCTATGAGCAATCATACCTTGCTTGAATTTGAAGTCAGTTGAACGTTGCACATCCATATCAGAGAAGATAGTAAGTTGGTAGTTTGATAATGGACCGTAAGCCATATTGAATTGACCATCTGTAGTTGCTGCATCAGATACCGCTTTACAAGCGCTATTGATAATAAATGGTACACCATCAATCGTTCCGGAGTTGCCATTTGATACAACGTTATATACCTTTTTACCGTCATCAGTACGAAGTTTAGCAAATGCTTTTAGGTCTTTTTTATTTAAGATTAATACGGCTGCATCTTCTACATCTTCATCGCCACCATAGCTATAGATAATTTCATCTAAAGTAGAAGCATCAATTTTTGAAATTGCTAAGTCTGTTGCTGGATCGATCGCTTTTGCTGCATCTGAGAAAATACCTACTAAGCGATTCGTTGCACCTGTTCCAATTAGAATTTCACGAGTGATTTTTTTACGTGTTGCAACAGTGATACCTTTCATTACTTCAGAATCATAATCGGCTGCTGGTAACTTTTGAAGTTCTTCAGTGTCTTCAGAATAAGCAGTGATTTTAGCTTTTGTAATGTCAGCATATCCAAACTGAGTATCAGCCGTAGTATAATCGCCACTTTCAGTTGAATAATCCCCTTCACCATAGCTCTTAATGTATGGTTGTTGGTAGCTCTCTCCGCCTTTTAGTGTTTTTGTTAATACGCGATCAATCAGTGTAGAAACTTCATTAAAAGTAGGTCGAATATCTGAAGCACTATGTTTTGGTAATACTACATTTCCGCTTCCTACAGTAACAGCACGGTTTTCCATCAATGCTTGTCCACGTTTTTCTGAAGCTTCTAACTCTACATCTGGTTGAGATGGCTCATTGTTAAACATTTCAACTACTGTACGCGTTTCTGGTTCAGTGTTGTTATTAATAACCTCAGCTTCTTTCAGTAAACGTTGACGAGTTTCGATTTGTTTTTGCGCTTCGTCAAGTTCACGTAATTCAGTTTCAAATGCTGCTAAATCAACTTCTTGATCACCTTGTAGTAAAGTGCGAATTTCTGCTTTTCTAGCTAAAATTTCTTGTAATGTTTTCAAATAAATCTCTCCCTTATAAGTAAGTTTTTAAAATTAGTTTTTTTCGTAAGTCTTTTTGATTACGTTCATCCACAAATTGTTTATATGGATCATGACTTCTGGCTGATACTTGAGAATCTGGATAAGCTGGGAAGGCAACAGGGCTAATTTCAACTAATTTCGCCTTTGTAACACTTCGCACAATGTTATCTGGGTCAGATTCATCCCATTCTTCTTTTACCATTTGGAAACCAAAAGAAACGCCGTCTACATCACCGCGTTTAATCGTTTTATACGTATCATCACCTAGCGTTGTATCAGCTAAATCTAATTCGAACCGAAGTCCAATTTCATCTTCAAACAATCGAAGAGTTCCATTCTTAGTTCTACCTAATACTTGAGAGTAATCATGGCTCCATAACGCTAATTGATCATCTTGCGTTAAAGAATCTGTAAAAGCACCGCGTTTAAACTGTTCTTTAAATCGTCTCCAGTAACCCATAGTTACAGACTTCATTTCCCATTTAACTGCATAACCAGTAATTGTTCGAAGTCCGCCCTCAACTTCTCTAATTTCTATTTCACTACTCAGTAGCTCTCTTTTTTCCGTTTGGTTCATTATTATCACCTCCTTTATTTGCATAATAAAAAGCACTCGTCAATGAGTGCTTAGTATGTTTTTATTTAGTTAGCATAAACCCATTTATAACCGCCTGTTTGCTTCCTTTCACCTTTACAACATTTCGAAATATGTTGCCTTATCGCTCCGGTTTCTTTAGAGGCTTCAGTGATATTAATAAACTCATTTAATATCTCACCGTCTAGTGATAATTGGAGCACTTTTTTTCGGTTCCCTGCATTCTCGCCACTCCGTTTTCTTCCGTACATAGGATTTTTACTCCCTACCATTTTGCCTATTAAAGATTTGCTAATTTTATTCTTATGCTCTTCAGTGAATTTTTTGCCATACATAGGGTTGTTTTCCCCATTGACATCAGCGTGATTAATAGACATATTTCGCTTTGCTTCTTCACTTCTAGGCTTTCTCATTTTTAACCTAATATGTTCAGGAATAGTTTTACCCTTCCAATAATTCACATGCCCTAATTCGTTCCTATCTTTTCTAAATAACGGATGATTTTCTCCACTTGCAGAAAAATTCAAAGTACTTTCGGAAACGTTATAGCCGAAGTTACTCTTTAAAGAATTAACCTTGTCTATCCATTCCCTTTCAATTATTCTTAAAGCATTTACATCTTTAACTTCCTCTAAAATAATAAAAACGAAAGCATTTTCACCGTATTTATTCCATGATTTTTGCAAATGGATACTATGATGTTTATTATTCCTTAAAGAGTTAAGATGTTCTCTCTTCCTTTTTGGAAAATCCACAGTACTACCGATATACATTTTACTGTTTTCATTATTTTTAATAGCGTAAACAACACTTTTAGTCACCTAAATACCTCCGATAGAGATGTATTTTTAGCTATGCTTACCAGCTAAACACTAATTCTAAATTATACCAGTTACTCTTTCGAATTCGGCTGTTTTTCGGTATCTTTAGTGTCATTCTCTTTTGTAATCGCATCATTTTCACTATCGATTGGAGCCATATCTAACCTCATTAACACTCTGTCTCCACCTTCAATCGGTCCCATGTTAAGTATTCTCCGAACTTCATTCGGTGTCATCATACCTCTATCTACAAATTGTGTTAAATTCAACTTAGTACTCATAGAAGCATGTTGAAGGTTGCTGCTTTCAAAAATGATTTTATTACCAGATCCACGCTCGCGTTTTGTGAATAATTTCCTTGTAAATTCACCGCTTAACTGTAAAGCTAGCGGTTCTATTTCACTTTCGAAATAAGATACCCATTCGTTTTCATCATATTTACTTTGAATTATCTTTTCGTTTGTATTGAAGAAATTATAAATACGCTGGACGGTTTCTTGCATTTGCTTTGAATCCGGAACAAACGCTTCCGGTTTAACTTGTTCTAAATCATAACGAGGATCAGAAGAAGCTGCTCCACCATCATTAGCAATATTTAAATAGTTATTAACGAAATTCTTAACTTGATTATCAATATCTTCTTGTTTTAATACTGATTTAAATTTAAGAATCCATTTTACTACCGCACTATTTTTAATCGCTTTAACAATACCTTGATCGGTAGTTGTAACAATCTCCATTAACTGTGACAACGCATTACCTGGATGTTCTCCGAAGAAATCATTATCATTAAAATCTTTACGTAAATGAATTACATCTGTATATGGTATAGTCATTTGTTTCCCATTCTTAAAGTAGAACTTCAAAAAGATATCTCCATATGCTCCTTCAACAACTTCTACTGTTGTACAGGGGATAGGATATATCTCAGTAGCATAGCCATAATCATCACGCTTAATATAAGCAAAAGCATTATGATTTAGCTCTAATTGAATAGCCATTTTTTCTTGAAACATTTGTCCTGTCATTAAAGGATTTGGCTCTTCTAATATAAATCTTATATATGGTTCTGGATTAATTTTAAATTCATTACCATTATCACGAATATGTTTCGCTATGAGTTTCCCAACAGCTTTCGCTTTAGGACGGATACAAGCTCGTATAATATCACTTTGATAAATGTCTCCATGCCATGAAAAAAAGACCTCCTCCATTATCGTTTATCATTTCAAAACGAGTTGTCGTAGGGGCTTGTTTCTTCCCAAATATCTTATCGAATAATCCCAATTTCTCACCTCCTTCTTAAATCATGTTGAGATAATCATTTCTCTTTTCTTGAAGGATTACGTATGCATTTAAAAGTGCTGCCGTTCCGTCAATACGGCGGCGCTGATTCTTTGTTTTATTCGGTTGTATATTTAAGTTCTTATCAACCTCAATAGCTGTATTTGAAAGACACCATTTATCAATTGGATTATTATTATAAATTACTAATTTAGACTCTAAATCAGCTTTTAATAATTTCATTGGACTTGATAATGTTTGTTTACCTTGAGCAACAGGCACCATAGCTTCTTTACCAAAACATCCTTCCATTTCTTCAACCCAATACTTCGCTGACCATCTATCATAGCCAATCCAAGGAAGGTAAATTCCATAGTCATCTCTAATTTCTAAAAACCATTCAGTAACATACTTATAATGAACTGAATTTCCTGGAGTAGTTCTTAAAAGATCTTGTTCATACCACAAATCGTATGGTATTTTATCTTCTTTACTTCTTTGCTCTAATAAATCTTCAGGTAACCAGTACATTTGCTTCACATATATATTTTTGTCATCTGGAAGCATAAAAATAACCTTCGCTGCAGTTAAGTCGGTTGTCGAAGATAAATCGCAACCACCAATACCATAGGAAGGTTTTAATTCTGCAATATCAAATATTGCAGTGTTATTTAATTGTTCAAATGTTAACCATGCTTCTGTTGATGTTTCGCGGATATTAAAATCTTTCGTAAGTAAGTTTTTTACTAATAAAGAATTAGCTTTGGCTTTATTTACTTTCGTCTCGAGCTGATCTATCTTCTTTATAGTTCCAAGCCCAGGATTGGCTTTCTTCCACTTTGATGGATCAGTCCACTCTTCGCGTTTATCCAACTCATAAATAATTGGTAAAAAGCGATCATCTTTATAACCATCCGGATCATCAAATCCATTCAATAGCATTTCAGCTTCTTCATATTTCATATCATATACTGACTCACGAATAGTACCGGCTGTTGTAATCATAAATATCATAGGTTGTTCTCTTGAAGATGTACCATCTACAATAACATCGTATAGATTTTTATCTTTCCAAGCATGTATTTCATCCATCATTGCACCATGAACGTTTAGTCCATCTAATGTTTCACTATCAGAACCGAGTGGTTTAAATGTACTATCATTCCATTCAGATACCATCTCAGAAACCAAAGGTTTAATACGCTTCAATAATGCTGGGGACTTCTTTACCATACGTTTTGCTTCTAACCAAACTAATTTAGCTTGGTCTTTTTTAGTTGCTACCGCATAAACTTCTGAACCAGGTTCACCATCAGCTATTTGTAGATATAATCCAATCCCCGAACCAACAGTAGATTTTCCGTTTTTACGAGCAACAACAAGTAATACTTCTCTATATTTTCTTGTTCCATCTATTTTATGCACAAAACCAAACGCTGCGGCAATGAATGCTTTTTGCCATACCTCTAAAGCAATTGGTTTTCCGCCCCATTTTCCTTTTGAATGTTTACAAAAATTTTCGATAAATTCGATAGCATGGTTAGCCTTTTTAGGATCATATTCATATACACTTTCTGTATCATAAATATCATTAACTAATTTTTTATATATCCTACGAACCTTATCGCTAACAATTTCTTCTCCTGATTCAATAAGGTTATAGTATTCAAGAATTGGATTATAAGATAACGGATATTGTATTCTCATTTATTCATCACGAAATCATCAAACCCATCATCCTTTTCCTTACTTTCAATTGGTTTTTTTGGTATGTAATCGCCCAATTGCTTCATTATGGTTTGGTAACTTTTATTCATAGAAATATAACGACGTGCTTGCGGACGTTCTCTTTCATATGGTTCTTGATTCTCCGATTGCGAGAAAAGTTCATCATAACCATTTTCATCAAGGTCTTTTCGAATGTCTTCTAATCGAACTCGTAAGTCTGCCGCCTCAACAATTAACCCCTCTACAACCAAGAGGGTATCTTTTGGCATTTCTTTATATATCCGTTTAAGTCTGTTTATTTCCTTTTTAACACGCTCTTCTTTTGTTAATTCTTTCTTTATCTCCATCAATAACACCTCACTTCATTTGTATTGGGGTAGGGGGGTCACGCGAAATGACCTGTGTGTTACACGAAGCTCCCCTCTCGGTCCCCCTATGAGCCTTCATTTTATTTTTGATAGGGGGGGGATTGCCCTTCTTCTATTTGACCCAAGTACCTAAATACTCACGTTTAAATAATTCTCTTTGTCGTTCTAACAATTCTGCATTGCAATTATTTATTAATAAAACATGTTTCTTTACTTTGAATAAGTCCATACTTACTTTGTATACACCTTCATCTGTATCAACGACTTGTACATCTTCTCTTACCTCAAGCGCTTCAATTAATTCTTTTGTTGAGAACTTAGATAATAATTCTATAGTATCTTTAAGCTCAACCTTTTCTTCTTGTATTCCATTTGATGTAAGCCTTTGATCCATTGGTACACTTCCACATTCTTTACACTTTGCTCCACCTTCTACACGTAACTTTGTAACAACCCAGTGACCACAATTACGACAATCATATCTAATTAACTCTTCACTCATTACCTCACTCCTTTCAATCTCGACCTATCAATCACCCATGTCTTACCAATCTTCTTTGCTACAATCTTTCCTTCAGCACACATATTCTTAATATGTCCAGGCGATACATTGAGAAGGATAGCAGCATCATTCACACCGATTGTATTATGGAAGAAAGTATTCATATATCCTCCCTCCTAATCAAATCACCATTCTCATCAAACATTACATCTTCTCTAATCAATACAGCTTTACCAAACGTTTTAGTGTTATGACAAGGTAAGCATAAGTACTGTAGGTTCTCATGATTCAATGTGATATCTGGATTGTCTATAGTCTCAGGCGTTATCTCAACAATATGGTCAACGATATATCCTGGTACTTCTTTGCAATGCTCACACATGCCATCTAATGTTGTGGCAATGTATGACTCTCTGCACTTCTCCCAAGCTGTTGATTTATAAAACTTCTTTGCGTATTCCTTTGCCATTCACCCACCTCGCGGTAATCCCTAATTTAGCCTTGAAATTCTCAAAAACTCGATGTATTATATTTTTGTATTTTCTCAGTTCCTAAGCCGAGAAAACATCATCACTTCTGAAAGGACCCGTACTCCAGCGGGTTCTTTTAAATTACTTGAACTCATTTTCGAATTATTGTATTATGTTTTCGGGTCTTGCTCCATAAATCATTATCAAGAGAATCTGCAGGTTTGCAGGTTCTCTTTGTCAAATAAAAACATCCATTATACGAACGCTTCATGTTATTATGATAAAGCTGTATTAATTCAGATTGATATGTAGGTGAGACTAATGGAAAATAAAGAACATGAACAAAAGTATGATCTAAGTAAGATATACTCTTACACAGAATATCCTGATAAAATCAGTGGTCGCTGTGATAATTGCGGAAATACCGCATTCAAAAGTTCCGTTAAAGATTTCATCTATTTAAGAGAATGCCGTAAATGTGGCATGAAGAAAAGTATCTAGCCCCGTATTGGGCTTTTTTCTTTATAAA